ATCGATATTATCAAGTACATTAAAATCATCCCAACTTCCTCCTGTTTCTCTAACTCTTACTTCATATAAATTTGTTCCACCTGCCGTTGGTAATGAACCTGTATCAGTTGGTATTATTAATTCTGATACTGAACCAAATCCATCTGATATATCACTTCCATTTTGTAAAAATTGAAATTGTGGATTTGAAAAGTTTTGTGCAGAACCACTTAATGTAAATGGTTGTGATGTTGGAAATAAAACCCCATCACCATCATATACTACTGCATATTTTGTTGAAGATAAAGATACTGCTCTTGCATTAGAACCACTTGCACCATTTATACCATCAACACCAATTTTAGATACTGCTAAATCAAATCTTACTTTTTTACCAGTTACATATGTTCCTTCTGAATCTACATAATCTAGTGATGCAGAACCTATTATACTATTGAAAGATGAGGTTAGTGAACCAAATGTTAATGTCTTTGTATTTGAATTACTGATTGAACCAGAATCTACAAATAAACCATTAATGTTAAATTTTTGTGCAAGTGCATCACCACCACCACTTAATGATTGTGTATCAAATGTATATTCATCCCCACCTTCTTGTACTATCACCTCCATTGTTTGTGGAGCATCATATCCTATTGAACTTGAATTAATTGTTTGTGTTGATGGAGATATTTTAGTTAAAACAGTTGGTACTGCCTTTTTAGATTTTGTATAAGATACAATCTTTTCAAATGATTGTGTTGTAGAATTATCTCCTGCTAAATAATCTATTGTAAGTGTTAATGAACCACTATCTTTACTTGTTTCAAAAGCTGATATAGAATAATTTGAGGTATTTGGTGTTGTATCTGTTGGTGTTACATTATCTCCAATAGATGAAGTTATATTAAATGTATTTTTAGTTCTACCACCCAACTCATCATCGTGTGTAATTTGATTAGAACCAATGAACATTTGTACCGAACCACTTGATGGTACTAAATTTCCTAAAACTTCACCAGTTGATTTTGCTGGAAAAGATGTTGATTCATTTGAAAGTACAAGTGAAACTGCATCAAAGTTAACTACCTTAGATAAAGTAATTTCATCACTTTGAGAATTACCAAATACATCAGAACCAGTAAATGAATAAGTTACATCATCAAAAGAATTAGCTGAAAATGATTCTGAAAAATCTGTTGCAGATATTGTATAGGTATCTATACCATTTACAGTTTCTACAAAATTAAGTGGTGGTCTATTACTTCCACTATTTACTTCAATTGGTGTTATCAATGAAGCCAAGTTTTTTCTCTGTGCTCTTACGGTTATACTTTGTCCACTTGGTTTTGGTGAAAGAGTTGTTGGTTCGTATATAAATTGATTTGCATTAGAAGTTACTATAAGTTGAGGTGCATTATCACCATCTTCTAATCTATATACTGTTTCAAATTCTTCTAGTGAACCCAAAGATGCAGTATAAATAATAGAACCAACTACAACATCATCTTCACTACCACTAAAGTTTGCTATTGTAATTATAGAACCTGCGGGAGTAATACTCGTTAAACCACCAGGATAATCACCACCATAAGAACTTGGGTCTATATAATTACCATCTTCATCAAATGCGGAAGATGCGAATGTTACTGAACCTGTTAAGTTTTGTTGTGATGTTTTAAATTGTATTTGTTGGAATGGTGGATTTCCAATAGAACCACTTGAAAATCTAAATGCATTTCTATCTGATTCAAAGGTGAATAATTTACCACTCGTTGGAAAATCATTACCACCATCAAATTCTTTTGTAGCAACTACATTGACGGGTATAAAATTATTATTTACATCATAAAATTCAAATCTGAAATCAAATGTTTCTGTTGCTGTTTTTCTTGGTATATCTTGTATAATAGTAAACTCATCTGGTGAGAATGATGTATCTTGTGCGTTTCTTAAAGATATATTTGAAATATACCAATCATCACCTTGAACTTCAAACACCAATTTAGCACTACCAGTATTTGTTGATATTATGTTTTGAGATATATCTTGTTTTGATTGATATATTGCCGAACCACTTACTGTTAGGAAATCTTGTGTAAAATCTGATGAGCTGAAAAATGCTCTTACAGATTTATTTGTATCATCTATTGAACCACTTAATAGAGTTTTAAAATTTAATGTATATTCTACATCATTTGATATTTCTAGTGAACGAGATGTTATAAATTGTTGAACACTTCCACTATCGTTATTATAATCAATATGTACTGCTTTAAATAATACAGATGAATCTACTGATATTGGATGGTCATTATTTGAAGTAATCCAATAGTTTGAAATATTATCATTTGTTAGTTTTCCATAAAAAACTTCTGTATCTGTTGTTGTAGTTACATCTCTTAATAATTCTTGTGATTCTAATTTAGCTTCTTGAACAAATGAAAAATCACCAACAGCATTTCTAGATTTTCTAAATATTTTAACTCTGGCAACATCACCAACAAAAGTTTTTAATTGTTTAATATCTATCTTAGCAAAAGAACCTGTTATTGAAGTTTCTCCTATTGTTTCGTTTTCTATATCTTGATATGATACTGAAAATGCTTCTGATGAAAACTTTGCAACATTACCATTTGTATCGGTGTGGGGTATATCAACTATTACATCCGTATCGTTTAAAACTTCAATAATTGTTGAATTATAATTTAGTGATGGAATAGATATAACATTGTCATCAACATCAATATCCCATGTACCAGAAGTTCTTTGTAATAAATAATTTGTTCCTGCTCTCCATTGTGATAAATTTTGACCCAATGGTGGTTGTAGTGGGAATCCATTTACATTACCAGTATCTGTTGTATCATTTATTGTTTTACTAAATATTGGTTTTACAATTTCTGATATGGTTACAGTTGGTCTTTTATAAAATCTTACAATTGTTTCGTTTGCAATATTTTTATTTACCTGTATCTCTCTTTCCCACTTAACATTGTAAATACCATCCCAATCTAAAGGAATTGGTGTTGAAACCTCATCTTGACCAATAAAGTTTTTTAATTCTCCTAATATAGTAATTTTACCAATACCAATTGGAGTATCATCATATACATGAATAGAAACTAAAGTAGAGTTTCCTTCATAATATTCAGGTGCACCTTTACCTGGTTCAAAATATATTGGATTTCCATCAACATCAAGAATTTCTATTTTTACTTCTGATGTTTCTTTTAGATATTCAGACCCTTCGATTAAAAACCCATTTTTACCACCTGTAAATGTTTCTTTTAATTCTGTGATTTTGAAGTATTCAGAATTTGGTAAAGTATCATTTTCAAATACTTCAAAGTTTGATAGGTTCTGAAAGGGTGCGAATTTTTTAATAATAGCCATATAAGATTCCTTGTTTTCTTATATAAATATTATCTAAATATATTTATAAATATATATTATATAGAATTATATAGATTATGGGAAAATACACTACAATACAAGTTAAACGAGAGTTATATAAGGAATTACACGATTACTGTTGTGAGAATGGGTATTCTAAAGCAGGATTAATTGAACGATTGATAAAACAAAGAATTAATCAACCTAAACCTAAAAATGTTTTAAGAGTTTCTAAAACTTAACATTTGAGAATCCATTTTCTTTTTTAATCTCAATCAATCCATCTGAAACATCTCTCATCGAGTCAATGTGTGATATCACCATTACGAAATCAAATTGAGTTTTAAGGTATGTGAACAACATAAAAAGGGATTGTAAGTTCTCACTATCTAAAGTACCAAATCCTTCATCTATCACAAGGAAATTGGGTCTTGGTAGGTTACATACATTTATAAGTGCAACTCGAATTGCCAATCCACTAATGAATCTTTCCATTCCACTACACATTTCTAAACTCCATCTCTGGTCTCCATACACTAAATAAGCGTTAATGTTTTTACCTTCCATTTCTAACTGCATTCCAAATTCAACGATTTGTGCAAGGATATTGTTTACCTCACCTTCAATCATTGGTAGAGATTTTTCAATCAACTCATATGATACACCATCTTTAGATAATGCGTTTAGATAGAAATCAAATAATTTAGATTGTTCTTCTAACCCTTTTACTTCGTGAATTCTATCTTCAATAGTTTCCTTTTGGTTCTGTAATGCTGATACTTTACCGTTTAATTTAAGAACATCAGTATTTACTTTTCTTAAATCATCTTTAGTAACATTCAAGTTTTCTCTAACCGATTGTATTTCGGTTCGTATCTCTTTATTCTTTATAATTTGTTTTTCATTCTTATAATATTCCTTTATAAGTTGGTCTTGTTGGGCAATTTGTTGTTTATTTCGTAATTCCTCAGTTTCAATTGTTGATAACTTGTTAATAAGTTGTGATATCTCTCTATCAATCTTATCTTCTTTATCTTTTGCATCTAAGTAATTTTTCCATTCATCTTCATATCCTTTTAAAGAATCAATCACCAACATCAATTGTAATCTTGTCTTATCATTATCTGAAAATAATTCTTGATATTGAGATATATCAGCTTCTACCTTTTCTTTTTGTTGTAGAATCGTTTCTGAATTTTCCATACAAATATCACACTCTTCATTATATTTGTGTTTATCTAAGTGGTCTTTTCTTTCATATAAAGATTCTTTTTTGATATTGATTTTATCAATTGTAGATTCAATATCTCTTAGTTTATCCTTCGAATCTTTTAATTTACCAATACCATCTTCTAATTCTTCTTCATCAAATTTATCAACGATTTCATCTAAAGTGATTTGTAATTCTTCTCTATGGGTAATTCTATCTTGTGTAGATTTTTTATCCGATTGAATTGTATCTCGTTTCGTTTCGAGTAATTTTAATCGTTTTTCAAGTTCTTCGATGGATACTCCACTATCTGCATTTAACTTTACAATCTTTTCATTTAGGGATATAATCTTTTTATTAAAAACTTCTTCTTCATCTTTTAATGTTTTTTGATTTAAATCCGTTAATTTGTAGAGGTTTTTATTTTCTTTTAAATCAACGTCGATGTCCGCTAGTTTTTGAGTAAAATCATCGGACTTGAATTTTCTGATGAGTGTTGCATTATCTCTATTTTCATCTGCTGCCTTCTGATATAATTTATCAAAGATATCTACTCCAATAAATTGAGATAAGATTTCCTTTCGTTCAGATTGTGATTTATCTATAAAGAGTGCATTGTTTCCTTGTAAAGAAAGAGTAGTTAAAACAAAATCTTCAAATTTACCTAAGTATTTTTCAACGTTTTTATTAGTTTCTCTACGTTGTTCACCATTAAGTGATTGTATCACGCCAGCATCCTCTTTCCAGAAGTTTACATCTACTTTGAGGTTAGATTTCTTTCTTGTCCATTTAGCAGTTCTCTCGATGAAATATGAAACCCCATCTATTTCAAAATGAAACTTACAATAAAAGTTTTCTTTTCTATTGTTTAATATGTTTTTTGAAGAATTGGTACGAGAAGTTTTATCGTATATACAAAAAGATAATGCATCAAATAAAGATGATTTACCACTTGCGTTTGGAGCAAAGATACCCATAACACCTTGTGCTTTATCGAATCTAATCAAATTATCTTCACCATATGAAAACATATTAGAAAACTTAAATTCTTTTGGTGTCCATAAAATATTACCCATTGAATCGGAATCATCAATATGTCCGTTAAGTTCTTTATTTATTTCTGCTATCTTATCTAATTCCTCATCTTCTAAAAGATATTGTCTTTCTAAGTAATCTCTGATTAATTGGTTTTGAAACGTTTCATCTTTAACGTTACCAACAATGTTTTTGTTTACCTTTTGATTTGTTTTTAATTGTCCAATTGTATCAGTTCTAGTTACAGTAACTTCAGCAACTTTGAATAACTTCTTTAGTTCAGTTATTCTTCTTTTCATGTCAGAAGCTTCAGTCCTTGTAAATCGTAATCTTAATCTTGGGTGTTTTGGAAGTTTTACACCAACTTCATCATAAACCCATTGAGGTATTTTACCATCAACAACATCAACTGTTAGGAATCCATAATCGTTATGAATATGATGTTCTGTAAAAGTTCGTGTTGGTATATCCCAAAGTAAATAACCATGATTTTCTAACAACTCTCCATGATTTTGTTGAATCATAGAACCCGCATAAGCAACTTGTTCGTACCCATCTCCAAACGTTTGTCGTTTGTGAATATCACCCAACATGGCCATATCGAATCCATCAAACATATTTACTTGAAATGAATTTGAAGAAACGGTATAGCCAATATCTGTTTGAGCTTTGTTTACTGGTCCATGAAAAAGACAGATTGTATTTTCTCCATCAACGGTATTTCCTTTAGGCCAATTTTCTTTATCATCCAATATAGAATAGACACAGAAAGTAAGATTATGGATATTGTAAATACCAGTATCACGAAGATAATGAATTCTATCATTTCCAAGATTTTCGATAATAGGTGTAAGAACATCGAGTCTGTGGGAATTATTTAAATTACAATCGTGGTTACCTGTGATTAACACAGTTTCTCTTAACTTTGCACACTCGGTGAGAAACCAACTTATTTCGTGTACAAGTTCGGGTGACATCTCAGTTTTAGCATGAGCAATATCACCAGCAATATAAATGAGGGAATCCTCAATTTTATCTTCTTTAACTTTTTTTAGGAATTTTTTGAATACCAATTTGTATTCTTTATGTCTTTGTAGATTTCTAATGTGTAAATCTGCAAGGTGGTAAACTTTGTTTATAACCATAAAATGATTTTAAATATTACTTTTAAATTTAGGTTGAATGTAATTTAATTTATTAAATGTAAAAGATTGATTCATTAATTTATTATAATTTCTATCTAAATGAGTTATGTGCTTCATATAGTATTCTCTTAATTCTAAGTTAGACATATTATTTACAATATCTAAATTGGATTTAAATTGTTCAATTATGCCTCTTTGTGTTGTTTTTTCACTTACATCAAATAAATCATCTGCAAGCCAAAATCCTCTTCTTTTTAAATATTTTCGAGTTCCATATGCACATAATAAAAGAGGAATATTAAAAGAAGCAAAAGGATTCCAACTTTTTTCACTTAAATGAATTTCTGTTTCATCTATATCAATTAAGAGTTGTGTTTCCAATACACAAGAAACATAACTATTCATACAATATGGTAATGGTGGTATATCTGGATTTACTCCACCATGACAACTTACTTCAAATGGTGTATCTAATATTTTTGGTATATGTTGTTTTTTCCATTTTAACAAATCACTCGATATATCATTATCAGAATATGTACTTGAAAACCCACTATATGCCAAATATGAATCTTTATCTAATCCAATATTATATGTATGTTTAAATACCTCAAATCGTTCTGGTTTGTCAACTCCTATAAACATATTTAATTTTTTTTCTCTTATATTTTCTACATAAGGTGTTAATATGTTATCTAAATTTTTATAAAATTCAGTATGAGAAATTCTATATCTGTAATAATTAAAAACCTTAGTTTCATCTAATAAATAAAATTTATTAGAATGATATGTAAAATATTCAGTATCTTTATACGACTGATAATTATCATCATCTATAAACACTAACTTAACTTGATATTTTTTTGCTAACTCAGTTACCTCTGCATCTGGAAAGTTTTCATAATTTAAATACTGAAAATCACATACAATCCAATCGTTTATATTTGGTTTTATTTCTTCTATATGAGATTGTAATAATTTAAAATAATTATCATTAGGTGGTTGTTCATCTATAATATTTTTATCTTCAATTAAATTTTTAGTATCAAACTTATGAAAAGTAACTTCTTGAGTTGATGATTGAAAATCAATAATATCATACCAAGCAGCGTATGAACCCTTTCCAATATGATGTGGTATTACATGAATCATATGCCTTTTAATTTTTGTGATATGATGTCACCAAAATCAGTTTCCTCTGTTTTTTTTAATTTTGAATTAATTTTAGAGAAACCCATTTCAGATGCATCTTTATCTGTTGGAATTATATTTTTTGTAGAAATACCTTGATTACTAAATTGCATAGTATAACGTAACGCTTGTTGTTGAGCATCTTCATCTAGTAAGATATTGATACTTTTTACTTCATTTTTAAATATAGCATTATTTAATTTGTTAGGAATAAATTTACCTAATATTGGTATTACGTTTCGTTTTACTGCAATTGCATCAAATGCACCCTCTACTAAGGTTATTGGTTCATTCCAATTTATTTGATTTTCAAACATAATAACATTTTTTGAAACTGGTGGATTCTTGTATTTAAACTTTTCTTCAGCGTGTATAGAACGTGCAATGAAGTAATTAAGTCTATTATCCAAATCATAGGAAGGAATAATAATACGATTGGAATACATACCAGTATCACAATAACCGATATTATATCTCGTAATATCTTCTTTAGTAATACCCCTTTCTTCAACATACTTGAGAGCCTTTCTATAAACAGGTTTTACTTTACCTGTTGGTACTTTTAAAAGTGATTTAAATTCACTCGGTAATCGTAACTCTACTCTTTCATCAACAGTATCTTTATTGTAAACTATATAATCATCACCATAGATTTCAAATAACTTTTTCTGTTTACGAGAATCTACATGAAGTCTTTTTAATAATCTCTGTATCTTTCTACCTTTTGCATCACAAACCCAACAATGCCAATATTGTGTTTTAATATTAACTTGTAACTTTTTCTTATGATGATGACAAAATGGACAGAAGTGTGCCTGTTCATCATTTTTCATAGATGTACCTGGTCCTAATACCTCATCTAATATTGTTATAACTTGTTGTTTCTCGTGATGTGAAAGCATAATTTACCTATAAAACATTGTAAATATACGAAAAATTTATGTAATATCCAAATCTTTTCTAAAAAATTTACCTAAAAGATTATCGTTCAGAGATAGTTCATCCCCCAATACATTATGTGAAAACTGTTCTTGTAACTCATAATAAGTTAAAGATTTCTTATTTCCACAAAATTTAAGTATTTTTAATTCAAGTTTATCATTAGAAGTTGGATTCGGTCTTCCATCTTTATCAAACCAACCACTAACAGTTTTATTTGAAGAACGATAATCTTGCCATTTAGATTCTTTGGTAACCATTTCATATCGCTTCATTCTCTTATCAGTTAATTTAGCAATCTCTTTTTTACCAAACTTTCTCTTACGAGTAGATGTTACTTGTTTTTTACCGATGTAATATTCACCAGTTAATCCATTTGTTATTTTGTATATAAACCCATGTGTACCTTCTGGCATATCATGTAGTTCATTTATTACTCTACCTTGGTAAGTCCATGTCATAGTTAAATATTTTGAAATCATCTTGATACCTTTCTATTACCCATTCCTTCATCCAATCTTCTGTGTAATATATTTTACTATAATACTGTTCTTGATTTAAATTTGAATGTCTATCGTATATGGGATTTCGGTTAAGATGCGGAAGTTTATTTATATAATTTAGTTTGTTAAAAATTTTGTTGCAATCGTTTACATAGTTCTCATATCTACCTATAAATGAAACTTTTTTATGTTGTGTTTCTCCCGCAGTGATAAAATAACTTTGTGGTAACAACCAAACATTGGTTGGGTCTACATTTTTTAAGTAATAACCAAAATCATGTTTAGTGTTTCCTTTTCTATATTCATCTTCAAACGCACTACAAATTCGTGTAAACGGATTTCTTACCATTGAAAAAATATAATAAGAATTATCACAATCCAACAATCGCAAGGAATCATGCACCGAAATTTGTTCGGTGTTTTCATCCTTTAATAAAATACTTGTAATTGAAGTTCCACCTGTTTTTGGAATGTGCACGAATGCCCATTTTAATTGGTGATTTATTAATAAACTCAAATTTAGAAATTTATCGTTCTATTGAATCTGAATATTTTTTAAGGTTTAATTTACCACCTCTGGCTTTTTCTAACTTTGATTCTTGTCTTAGGTCTTTACCACCATCCAATTCAACAGGAGTTTTATCTCCATTTTTGTTTGGTAGTTTAGAAAAATCAGAACCTTTGTATAAATCTTCGATTGATGCCATTTAGATTATTCTTCGTCTTCTTCAACAATTGTTGAAATTAATTGTACGTTTGAAGTATCATCTTCTGAATCTTTTAATCTTTCAGCTAAACCTTCGTCATCCCAAAAAAGATTTATTTGGTCTCCTTCAAAAATAGCGTTGATATCTTCTATTGAAACATTCTCTGATATGATGTTTCCGTCTATGTCTTTAATGTTGTATATTGCTGCCATAATTTTATTCTTCTATTAATTTAATGATTCGTATATCTGCACAACCTTCTTCACCTTTTTCTTCTAAAAGTACGGAAAAGATGTCACTCTCTCCTTCATAACTGTCGTAAATGTAATAATTTAATTCTGCAGAATCGCGGTATGCTTGTAATTGCTCTTCTGATAATTCTAAATTATCCTCTTGTACTGTTTTATCAATGTTTAAAATTTGATATGCCATAATGTTTTCTCCTATTTTATATAAATATAACTTTTTTTAATTATACGTCAAATCTAACTATAAAGTTTACATCATAATTAGGTAGATTTTTTATTGGTTTTGGTAATTTTGCTACTGCAATCATATCACCATCTGTATCATATAATCCTATTGTACTTATGTATGTTGATAAATATGAACCTATTTTATCAATCGATGATGATTCATGATAGTCATTCCAACTACCACTTATTGAGTGATTAATCGAACCAGAATAAAATTCTCTTCGTTTAATATCATTGTATTCTGTTATTTTTCTTGTTCTTGCAGGAGAAACATTTGGTATTGCAGTTGTTACAAAATCATAAGAACCACTAACTTGAACTTCTACCGCCGATGGGTTTTGTGAATAATTGAATTCACCTGCTTTAGCCGTAATTAAAACTTCTTGTTCTGTTATAGTTTCTGTTGAACGATATTCTAAATTGTATGAAACAATGTTTGTAGAATCTCCTAAAACGATTAAACCATCTGAGTAAAATATATTACCGAATCTTGGTTCATCAATTTCTAATCCCTCAAACTCTAAAGGTGCTGCTGTTTTTAAAATACCATTTTCTAAATCTATTAAAACAATATCTACTATATTAGTATCTCCATCAAATGTCATTGTTGATATACCCGATTCTAAATCCAATGAGGTAATAGTACCTGTAAAGGTTTCGTTATCGGAATCTAATATTGTTATGTCTCCCGTACCAAAATCTAAATCAGTTATAGTATATTGTGGTGTATCTGATGAAATCGTACCATCTGCAGTATCTCTATATATTATATCCGTATTAGTATCTAATAATTCAATACTACCTGGTTTGATTCCCAAACCTCTCTTAGATTGTGGAATTGAGATAACTCTTATTTTATTTTCAAGTTGTCTTTCAAATGAAATTAAACCTAAATTATTGTATTTACCAAATGTATTAAAAATATTACCATCATTTCTATAATACTTATGTTTTATTGATGCATATAAAGAATGATTAGATATTCCATTTGTAGTGGCTGCAGAAGAAGATTCAAACGCACCATCACTTGCTAACTCCCCAACATATATTGGGTTAGTAGCCTCAGTTTGTACAAACTTTTTGTGAACTTTAAAAGTTCTTTGGTTTATATTTGATTTTGGAATTGTTTTTAACATAATATTGTTACTCCTCTATATAAATATATGGAAACAAAAAACCCCACTTTGTGGTGGGGTATAAAAAATGATATCATTCTTTAAATTTTTTCGTGAACATTCAAGTTTGCAACCTCAAACGTTCTGTGTTATTTATTAAAAATCAAGTTTTACTTTGATTAATACTTCTTTATCAAACGATTTAGCAATTGGTTGAGATGTTTTAGCCACTGCTAACATTTCATTAGAATCACTATATAATCCAATAGTTGTAATAAATGTTTTTGGGTCTTTTTCAAAAGATGATTCAACAAATGAATTATCTGAACCAGTTACAAATGATGGATTATTAGAAAAGTTAAATTCTCTATTTGTTGCTCTTATAAAGTAATGTGAAGTAGAAACGTTTTCTGTTCTTCTTGCTTCAAAATCTCCACCACCTTTAATTGCATTGTATAATAAGAAATGATTTTTTGCTTCTGCAGAAATTCCATATCCTAATACACCACCATCACTAGAATCTTTATCTATTGATGAACCAATTGATGATTCAACTGCAGATGGATTAAGAATTATAATTCCTTGGTCTGGATAAAATTTACCAAACCCTTGTCCTTGTGCTTGTGAACCACTTGAATATTTTGCTACTATTGTTGCTTCATTTTCTGAACCTAGATTAAGTGAACCACTTACTACATCAAATACTCTACCCGCTTTTCCAACTGTATCTGAGAATTTCTTTCCACTATCATCAATTAATGTAGAGATTCCATTAGAACCACTTAAACTTAATGACCAGTTTCCTGCATCCATTTTTTCTTTATATCTTGCTCTTGATAAATTAATAACATAAATATCATCTATACTATGAAGTGAACCTGAACTGTTTGGTACTTCAAATTTATCATCTCCTTGTTCTAAAAGAATTGATTTATATTGTGAATAAGTTGCTTTAGTTGCCAATGTTGAAGAATCATCATTTGCAAGTGATATAGAACCACTACCAAATTTATGTCCATAAGCAACTGCGAATTGTACATCTGAAATGGCTGATGAGTCATAAGCATTTAAATAATAGTTTGAACTTGCTGCTACTTCTTGTGTTGAAGATGTAAAGAAAGAAGATAAACTTCCAGTATCTCCACTCCAAAGACCAGTAGTTACAACTTGTACTTTTCCATTTACTTGGTCAAACTCTCCGAATCTTTTATAGATACCATTTGAGATTGAACCACCAGTTGCACCTAACTTATCACCTCCACTTAAATATTGGTTGGTTATTTTTATTAATTGTTCTGAGGTTAAATTACCACTACTGGCTTGTAAATAGTTAGCCAACTCTTGTGTTAAATTTACTCCCGCTTGTCCTTGTATTTGTGCCATTTTATTTTTTCCTTGTTATTTTATCTTGATACATATGTTACTGTTACAGGAATAGTTTGTGAACCACCTGTTTCGTTACCATATACTGTAATTGTTGTTGCAATTGTAGCAGTTACGTTTGGATTAGGTATAAATGTAAATTTTGCTCCTGTTTCTATTGCTGCAGTTGCAGTTATTTCGTCTCCTAAGAAAGTAGGAACTGAACTAGCTCCTCCTGATAATCCACTTCCAACAATACTACCTGCGTTTTTATTAGATAACACTATTGTATATCCACCTTGCTTATTACCACTTGGTGAAGTTGTTGGTGTAAGGGATACTTGACCACTATTTTGATTTACAGAAATAGATGGAATACCAAATTCTACTTTTGGAATTTTTGTAGTACCCTTTGGAAGAGTAACTAACTTATATCTTAAAGTTTGTGTTTCATCTGGTGATGCCTCTGTAATTGGAATTGCTTTAATTGCAGCATCATAATATGCACTACCCTTTGGATGTGCCGGTTCATATAATGTGTAGTCAATCTCATCATCACCCAATGCGAACTTGGTGATATTAAGACCTTCTCCAGATGCAAGTTTTTCTCTACCCTTTTTGGTAAGAATTGCATCTACTGTAATTTCTGTATTATCTAAATATGCCATAGTGTTTTTTCCTATTATGTTTCAATATATAAATATAATGATTTTTGATTTTAGTAATTTTTTCTTTTAATATAAATATTATTCTACTTCTAATATTGGTTCACCTGAACCTCTACCACTCTCATTAACTCTAAGAGTATTTGGATTAGTAGTAAATGATTGAACTGGTGAACTACCATCTAAAGTAGTTGCACTTGTTTGTTTTGAACCATTAAAAAATGAATTTTCCATACCACTTGTTAAATCTCCTGTATTTTTGTAATGTGTTGGGAATGCACCATTTAAAGGTGTTACTTCTACAATACTACCAGTTACAATTGGGTCTATTGATTCGTTTCCATCAGAACCAGTAAATGGTAAAATAGTTAATTTATGTCTATATTCGGTTACTGATTCTATTTCTGTTCCTAGTGAAGAATCAAGCGAACTTATATTCTTCGGAATATTAATCGTATATGCCTCTTTTAATAAAAATACTTTATTTCGTTCTCTAACAAAGTTATTGTTTTTATCTAATTTTGTAATAATTGCATTTGAACCACTACCATATAATCCAAAACCACCAACTGTTAATGAATCAGGTTCCATTCCTATTTGTTGATATGCAGTTGAATCGTATTCACCTTGAATTGCTTGAGTAAACCTAGCATTGACCGAAATATCAAATCCTCCCATATCAGAACCAGAATTTCGTGTAATGGTTCCACTTGGAGTTATAGTATTAGATGCAGATATTATACTTTCATAATTATCTTTTGTTCCTACAAGATTACTATTTATTACTTCTTGTATTTCAACATCATAGAAATTTGTAGAACCAGATATTGTTGATTGTTCTATTAAATTAAGTTCAACTAAATAATTGTCTTTTGATGATTCTATAACTACATTATCTTGAATATTAATAGAAGCTTCAATTTTATTATTTTCTGCAGTTGGTTTAACTCTTTTAATTTTACTTCTCTCCAACATATGTGGTTCAATTAATAAACCAGTAGTAACCTTAGCTCTTGCAGGAACAAGGGATTCTAAGAGACTAAATAATGATTTATCAATATACCTTACTAATTGGATATACTCGTGGAAATCTACGTTATATCGATTAAAATAATACTTTCTAAAAGAATCTAATGATGAATAACTATCTTGGTAGTAATCACTTGGGTCTCCAATCAAATCATCTATATTAAAATCACCTATTGTTTTTACAATATCAAGATTTAATTCTTTTGCTGGTGAGAAAAATAATCCTAATTTATCTGAATCTAATGGTGAAGTATCGTATGATTTTTTTGTTGCTCTACTTCTATAAGATAAATTTGATGTTAATGATTGTTCTTCAAATCTAACTTTATCTCCAACTGCTATTCCAACACTTGGTACATTTGAAGTATTTTTTCTATTGTAAAATGTAAACCCATGTGGATATGATGCCGATGGAAAATTAGATGCAGTTATAAAGTTTGCATAACTTGTATTAGGAGAAATATTTTCTATTGAACCCGATACTGAAGTTAATCCATCTGAAACCATAGATGCCGAAACAATTGTGTTTCTCCAATTATCACTAGTTGAATTTAAGTTTCTTGGATGTTCAAAATCAATTCTTAATAATAAATCTTCAGTTGAAGAAGATATATGATTACCATCAATTGCATCACCATTTAATGCATGGTTTTCAATTCGTGATTCTGATAATGGAGTTGTCCATAATCTAATTTCATCTATTGAACCAGTAAAATCTGAACTATCTCCACCTACAATCAATTCACTTCCACTATTCCAATCATTTGAATTTCCAACTGTTACTGATGCACTTACTGCGTTTCTAATTCTTTCTTGGAATCCTTCTTTTGCATGAACTTCAAATGTTGTAGTTGAACCAGTTATTCTATTTACAACTAGTTGTGTATAATCTTGGTTAAAGTAAGGAAAATCTTCTGTTGATGCAGAATAATTAGTTGAACCAGATAATACGTTTAATTGTAAATTAGCATTTGAACCTGATGTATAATTTAAATCTAAACTCCAACCACTACTTGAAAGTATAGTTTGATTTTGTTTAGTATTAGTTTCTACTCTCATTTCAACTGCACTTGGATATGAGCCATTATAAACTTTCCAAGGAAGTGTTAATTTTTTAGAACCATTAATATTTAATGCAGATGTGCTATCATCATATGTATATTTAACTAATTTTGATGTAGTAGTATCTTTTGGTCCACCAAACTCCATTATAGTTAACATAGAATTTGGAATTCCATAAATAGATAATGCAGCGTGAATAGCTCTTTTAGTTCCTTTGTGTTTGTATAGGTATGGTAAATTATTTAATATTCTTCTCCAAGTTTCTTCTTGTCTACTTTTACCTGACATTGATGATATTTCTGTACCATCCGAATGTTCACCAAATGCATATTCCCAAAGTGTTTCTGATGATAATCCTAAATCGGCATCCCAACCAAGTGAACTTAACATTTCATACATTAAGTCATTTATAATACCATTTTCAAATTTGTTTTCTGTTTTTTTAGATTTAGATAATCGTTTAATATAATGATATAAAATATCAAAATGTTGACCAATCATATCAAAGAATAAAATAAATTCTTGTCCTTTATCATCTTCTTGAATATGACTTGGTAAATTATTAACTAATCTTTCTGTGCTATTTCTATCATATAAAGCTGCATCTGTATAAATTGAATTATACCAATTAACTGCAGCGGTATCAGATGGGTTTACTATACTACCAGTATCGGTAAGTTTAATATCACCAACAACACTACCATTTTTTGGGTATTGTAATGAACCATTTACAGTATAAAGATGTTTTTCAAATGCATCAAAGTTTTGTTTAATTTCAGATATTTTTCCAAGTATTCTTTTTTGTTCGTTTTTACTCGCAACTGAACCTGCAGAACCAGTAGCATTTGAAAGTAATTCATGTTTACTTCTATGTGATTCTAATAATTTTATTTTATAATAAAAGTTTGCAACTCTTTCTTTTGCTGATGAGTATTTTACAAAATTTTCCCATTGGTAAGTACTACCCGATGTATATTCTAACTCAAGTGTATCAAGTGAGAATCCACTACCTGAAACAAATTCTTGTATTATTGCTTCTGATGATGTTGAACCACTTGCTACTAAATCATCATAAATTTGATAACCAATATCATCATTTAATTCTAAACTTAAATTTGGTGTTAATGGAATACAATCAGAAGTTACATCATCTAATAGTGTTATTTGGTCAATTAAAGGTATTGATTGTATTTTTGAAATCCAAATTTTATCGTTTACATCTATTTTATTTTCTAAAGGTTCGTATAATTTTAAAACAATAGATTTATTTTCTTTAATCTTTTTTCTCTGATTTGTATCATTTACAAATTCATATTCTGAGAACGTTTCATCATCAATACCATATGTTGATATTAATTTATTATCTCCATCTCCTAAATGTAAATAATGAGTTAAGAATGGTGAAGTGGGTTCATCAAAATCAGAATAATCAAAACAATATTCAAATGCTTTTCTAATATCACCAATTACATCGCCTCTTCTTAAATCTAAATCACCTTTATCAAATGTAATATTTATTTCTTCTATTTTACCAGCAGTTAATTTATCACCTTGAGAATTAAATGGAACTAATAATAATTTAAATTGTAATATATTATCATCTTCAGAAAATTCTCTTCTTGCATTTCTTAAAACATCTTCAACAGTAAAGGTTGCAACTCCTGATTCTGAAAACTGACCTAAGTAATAGTTATTTTCAGCTTCAACATCATACTTTCCTGAATAGATTCTAATATAATCGGTATTGATTGATTGCCAACTAACATTAAATGGGACATTAAATTGTTTAAAATCTGCTCCTTTAATATTTTGTGGATAATTAATATGAGTTATATCTGGTCCAGGTATATATTCTCTACTTTCTACAACAATAATAATTTTTTTAACATCACTACCACCATTAGAACTTCTTGCTTGAGCATATAATGTATAAGTACCAACTCCGTTTGTAAAATCTTTTGTATCTAGAGTGATACTACCACTACTTCCAATTTGTCTTTTAATACTTCCTATTGAATATTCTACTAAATCCGCATTAGTAGTTCTATATGGAATTTGTAATAATTCTTCACCATTTATGTTATATACTAATTGATTAGAAGAAATATTTAAAAGTGGAATTCCTGGTGTATCAGTTCGTGGTATTTTTATCGCATCAACTGTTATATTTGTTGTTCCTGCTTGTAATAATACTTTTCCACTATCAATATTAGTTACGGTCTGTCCTCCTCTATTATTTGGAGTATTAATAGTATATTCAACTGTATGAGTTGTATCATCAATTCCTACACCATAAAATTGAATAAATTTATCTAAATCTTTTACATTTGAAGTAACCTCTAATTCAATTTCATCTTCAGCAAGTAAAAAATCAGTTTGATTATCAGGAGCTGTTTGATATCTTATTATATCATTTGATGATACATTTGATGTAATTACTACTAATGTTTTTTCTGGCTCTGGTGTGATTACTGTACCATCAGTATCAATAGAAAAATCTAATGTTGCTGCTCTATTTTCTAATAAGGTATCATAGTCTAGAGTAAATTCTGTAAATATTTTATTGTTTTTTAATATTATAAACTCATAGTAAGAAAATTTAACCAAACCTTTTTTATTCTCTAGGTCTAAGTCTTCAACTCCTTTTCCAAATTCTTTTTGAACTGCAGAAACTTTATATACATCCGTTGATATAAAACTTTCACTTGCTTTAACTGTAAATATTTTTGGAGTTAATAATTCTTTTGCCGTATAATTAAATGTATGAGATGTTTGTAATAGCGTGTCTTCTCCATCAATAAATATTGCTGAAGGTTTGGTTGCCTTAACAGTTATTTCTATACTCGGAGCTAGTGAAAGTGGGTTTTCACCATCTGGCTTTAAATCACTATCTTCTGTATCTAAATCACTACCTTTTGTATTTGAATCACCATCTGTTAGCTTTGAATCAAATATATCAACTCCATTTTTAGAACTACTTGGATTATCAGATGATTTATCTACATCTTCATCTCTACTAAATACATCCGAATCGGTTGTAATATCAATCCATCGACTTCCATTCCATTCCCAAGTACCATACACAACTTGACCATTAACTTTCTCTCCATCAGTAATGATTTGGCCTTTTCGTTTTCCTCGTTGGGTTGGTTTTATATGTTCTCTATTATTATGTGGCATTTATTTTACCCTAGTTTTTATCTGTAATTTTTTATGTTTAAATCATTGTAATCTACTACTACATCACCATCACCTGGAACTGGTATATCTCTACCACTCCCTCCACCAAGAGGGCCTGAGTTATTTCCACTTCCACCACTAGTACTTCCACCACCTGGACTAATTTGTGTATCACACTCTCCTAATAATGTAACTTTTAAATTAGGAGGATATGTTATACTATCTTTTTCTGCACAGATAGTAATACTTTCTCCTTGGTAAATCAGATTAGTATCACGAGGTTCTCCATTTGCATCCATATATTGTGCACTAAACGCTGAGTTTAATTGGCTTCCATATATGTCTTCACCGTATTCATCGATTCCGTCTGTGTTTTTTATACTATACTTTTTTAATGTAGTTTGTGGTCTTGTTTTTGCATAATCTCTAACATCACCAGTTACTATCTTAAATGAATTCTTTTTTTGTGCTACTTTAAATGAATCATATTCTCCTCCATTTATTGTTTGTAACACATCAAACTCATCTCTATATTCGAATGATGCAATATCAGACCAAATATACCATATTTTTGTTTCTGTATTGCTTTCAAATGTACAACTACCATCATCTTCATTTGCCTTAGGGTTATAGTTTGTAGCTTTTGGATTAGTACACCCTTTTATAACTATTGTATCTCTATACTCACAAGTACCATCATTAACTGTTGCTGCCTCATTAAAATTAAGTGCTTTTGGGTCTGTACAACCTTTGACCTCATTTGGAGGTACGGTTGTATCATAAATATTATCTGATGTTGAACTTTTTAATATTTGTTTTACCTTATCTAAAGTTATTTGTTCTTCCTTAGTAAGTACACTATTATCTTGAATAGTTCTTTTTGGTAAATTAAAATCAATTGAATTAATTAGAGCAGTAATTGTATCTTGTTTTAATTTTTTAACTGATAATTCTATACAATCTTGTTCTTCGGTTGGTTTACCATAATTAATATCATTTATATTCCAAACTCTTCTGTTTGCGTAATACTTCATTGATTCGATTAATTTTGTTTCAATTTGGTACATAAAGATATCAAAATTTTGAATTTTAAATTCTTGTTTTATTTTATTGATATAGTTTTTACCATCACTCTCAGTTCCTTTTGAAAGTAAAAATTTTGTTATGATTTTTTCTATATCAAAACTTTCTATAAATTTTTCAATATGATAAATTACATCATCTCTAAAAGTATCACCTTCTGTAAAAACGCTATATCTTTTTTCTAAATCTTTATTTTCTTCTTTTGCTCTAATTGGTAAAACTCTAATTTCAGTCCTTGATGGTGCAATTTCATGTATCCATAATTTATTAGAATCAAGAAGTTCTTCTCCTAATCTACGATTTAAAAGAGTAACTTGTGTTTTAAAAATACCATTATTATATCCAGCCTCTTTTATTAGAGCTTCTAAATCTACCACAAATTCCGGCACATCTCCTATTTTTTTAGTAAGAATGTTATCCGATATTAAAAAATATTTAGAAATATTTGCATCATCTAAATGAATATATCTTACAAGATTACCAGTATCACCTTGTGGTAACTTATTATCACTCACATCATAAAGTATAAACTCAATCATATCGGCACACCCAAGACCAAAGTTAGCCTTTGATATTTCTTTTTGAAATATTTTTCTATCTTCTTGTTCTACAAGATAACCCTTTCTTCCCTCTATGTCTTTAAAATCTTTTATTGCCATTAGTTTCCGTCGCCGCCTTTTCTAAGTTTTCTATAAAATATACCTTTTAAGTTATAAGTATCTTGACCAATAGTTAGTGTAATATCATCTGTAAATTCTTTTCTTCTACCTTTAGGGGAATTCACTGCTCTAACTTTCACCGCATCTATTTCAACCTTACCAGGTGTTTCACCACTTCTTGGTGGTATTGTACCATTACTTTTTGAAAAACCTAACCATGGTGTTCCATGACCACCTTGTCCTGCTACTACTGAAATAGACCATGTAGTTTCTGCTTCTTCACTAAAGTTATATAATTCAAGTGAATCTAAACCACTCCAACCTGAACCTCCTCTGTTACTTCTAAAATGAATTTGTCTAGTTTCAAATAAACTCGGGTCTTGATGTGGTTCGGGTACTTTCCAACCAGTATCTCCTTTTTGGTCATATGAATTATCAGGTCCACTTAGGTTTGCTCTTATTGCTGTTTCCTCTTGTGCTGCTTCTTCTTGTTCTTCTATTCTAATTAAAGTTTCTTTTTGTGCCTGTAATCCTCGTACTTGTGCTTCTAATGATACTCTCTCTATTGCTTCCTTAGTACCTTTAATAATTGCTTGTTGGAAATCACTTAATAGTGTAATGTATCTATTGTTTGCTGCTTGTAATTGGTTTTCTGCTGCTGCTTGTTGTAATTTTGCAGAATCAACTTCTACTTTTAATTGTTCAACAACTCCATTTAATCTTTCAATTTCTGCAAGTGCAGTATTAAGTTGTTTTCTTAAATCAGCTATTTGTGCCAGAGCATCTTCATATTTTTTTCGTAAATCATCATATTTTGATTTAAGTATATATGGTCCTCTTTTGGGTTTCTTTTTTTTAATTAACTCATCAACCTTAACATCTACTGCCTTTTTTAATTCTTCTTCATTATATTTTGGTTTCTCTACATAACCAGTAGATTCACCACTAAAAGAAGTTTGTTCTATATTTGGTGTAATATCAACCTCATTAAGTTCTGATTTAAACTTTGGGTTTTGATTTTTTGCTTTAATTACTACATCACCAAATGGTTTTTGTTCTTCTATATTCTTAGGCCTGATTTCTTTTCCATCTAGTTTTTGCACAAGAATTTTACCAGAAGTAGTTCTTCTCTCTACCTTGGAACCTTTTTGTGCAAGTTCGTTGATTCTAAATTTATCAGTTAATGCCATCTTATTTTTCCACAGTAAAAGTTAAATCTTTATCTACAAAGTATTCAACTACACCATCTCTATCTATTTTAATTTCTAAATAATAATCTCTATTATATTCCCAATTTGTTAAATTAAGTTTAAAATAATTTCCATTTGAATCACAAGATAATTTTGTATAATCTCCAAAAGGCACAACTACGTCCTCCGTAACTATATCTTTAACTTGATAATAACTTGAAGTTGGTAAATAATAAACATCTGTATAAGCATATTCATTTGCATAAGTTTTAAGTGGGTATTTTTCTCTACCGAAAACTCTAATTTCTGGTTTGCTTCCAACTTTATATCTAGTTTTTAATCTTTTAAAAGTAACATGAATATCATCAGATGTAAGTTCTGTTAGTGAACCAGTTATAAAACTAGAATCATCCCATCCAATTCTTAATTTCGGTTGATATATAGTATTTGTTTCTTTTGAAAAGAATTTTAATTGTCCATAATCAATCGTATCGTTTTCTTTAGCAGAATCATGTTTTAATATAAATCCTTCGTTTGGTAAATCTCCCTCAACCCATGATGATATTGATTGAGATACATCCATTGAAATATCAGTTGATTCGTAATTAAATAATTGACTTGCGGAAGAACCAGTGTACCATACCCCACCTTTACCATTATATGAACCTGAACTTTCTAATGATGCCGAACCAATTATCCAAGAAGTAGATGTTTTTCTACTATTCCAAGATACTCCATCGGTTGAAATCTTATCAAATCGTGTTCCAATACCCATATCCCATGATTGCGATATAGGATATGCATAAATTGTATATTCATTTGGTATTTCAGTTCCTACACAATGTGTTAAAAGCATTTCTGCAGAACTCATTGTTATTTCTCCACTTGCAATAGATTCAGATAGTGGTGCTGTATCAAATTTAATTAAAGAACGAGCAATATCTTTAAGATTACCATAATAAATTTTAGATATTTCTAATATCTCATCTCTACCAGTATTTTGACCTGGTTGTTGAAGATAAATTGTTGAATCTTTGGATGCTGTTACAAAATAATACATTATACTACTCTCCCTCTTATATCTTTATTTGGAAACTTAACTTCAAATATCGATGGGTCTAAAGATGGATAAACTATCTTACCTTTAGTTGCATCTATTATGTTATATGAATTTTGTGAATAGTTTCCTAAACATTTGTTAACGATTTCACACTTTGGTACAGATTGAACTCCCTCTACACCTGCTATTAATAACTCTACCTCAGAAATATTAATTGGCATATTAAATGCCCATTTATCAATATTGAAATAATTTTGTATTTCTATCTGAGTTCTTGTAAGTACTTGTCTTTTATTATACCCATTGTAAACTTTTATTTCAAATTCAACACCAATGTTAATAATAAATCCATTTAAAATATTAATACCATCTGTTAACATTCTATATTCACTTATATATGTTTTTAAATTTTCTTTAATAGCTTGATTTAATGTTGAAAGATTTTTATCTGAATTATATCCTAAAACATATAAGTTAATTGCAAATGGGTTATTTTTTTCAGTTATGTTTTTCTTTTTACTACCAAGATATTTTACAACTCTATTTTTAATTTCTTGCTGAGATGAATCTGAATCTTTTAATTGTTCTACCAATCCTACAAATTCTTCTAAAGAATTTTTATCTGTAAGAATAGAAGAAGGTGAGTTGTTATCAAGTTCACCATCTGGTGCACAATATGCTTTAGCAATTCCACCATACTTTGCAGGTAATGAAAGTGCTCTTACTTGGTAATCTTTTCTTGTTACTGCTCTATTTTGTGAACCAAAATTAGCTAATGCGTTTTGTTTAATTTCATCGGATGTATCTGCACCCTTACCACCTGTACCAGCTTCCTCGTTATCACATGCTACTGAATTTTTACATTGTTGTAGTAAACGTCTTTCTGCATCTGTTGTAAAGGTTTCTCTATCATCTTGAAAAGTTATTCTATCTAGTTGTACCAATTCTCCAACACCAACATTAGAACCAACTCCACCACCTATAATATAATCAATTGTAAATTCACCAGTTGGTGCTTGTCCGTATGATGTTGTTTTTAAAAAATTTGATGGGTCAAAAGATGCACCTAAATTATCAATTGAAGATTTTAATCCTAAACCAACATTTTTAAAGTTTGGAATTAATTGCTCATCTGATGAAGTTGAGTTTCCTGCACCAAATACAAGAGTTGTTGTATTATCTGCATTTACTTTTGTTGTAAATCTTCTCGTTGTTTTTAAAGTTTTTAAAATACTTGGTACCGATTCTTTAAATTGTGCTAACTCTTTATCTGTTGTATCACTTGTTGCGTAGTCAGAAAAAACCATTTCTTGTGCTAGGTAAGGAACATGATACCATTTATTTCCATTGGAATCTCTTACATCTACAATATCTATTATATTATTTTCAACTAAAGGTATTTTAGAAAATTGAGAAGGAGATGAACCAAAATTATGAGTTACACTTACCAATTGACCTGATATTGCATTTACATATTTTTTAATTAAATAAAGAGTTGGTTCTCCATCATCATCCGTTCTATAAATTGAAACTTCTCTATCATCCTCAGATGCAAAATCTACCATTTCAGTACTTCTAAATTGTTGTCCTTGAGTTGTGGCAGTTACTGTCATTCCTTCTGGTATTCTTAAATAATATCTATCATCGGGTCTAACTTCGGTTGTACCTGCACCAATGACTGGAACTGTTTGATATACACTCAATTTAACAATCGCTGGAGAGGTTACTTTTGGTTTATAACCCAAGTACTCGGCCAGTGCAATTATGTTCTCTCTATCTTCTGCTGTTGTTATTAACGATTCTTTTAAAGTATCATCTGTATAATATGAAAGTACATCTCCAAGATATGATGCCATTTCTATAAACATCATTCCAGGTGATGCTTCATTAAAATCTGAATAGGTTGTTGGGAAATAAGTTTTTGCGTACTCAATTAGATTTTGTCTAAATTGAGAAAAATCTTTATTAAGATACTTAATATCTCTACCACTATTTGGATTTCTATTTATACTATTTAATGCCATGTTTTATTATCCCTCAACTAAAAATGTTATTTCTTGTGGTTCATATACATTACCAACTGTAAATTGTACTTTCATTTCTGCAGTATATCTATCTTTCATTTCATCAGTCATATTTACATCTATGGTATCTATGTTTATATATGGTAACCAAAAGTTTACACTATCTGTTATATTTTCTTGTAATCTTGATTCAAGGTCATTAGTTGATTGTTCAAATAATAACTCATGAATACCAGAACCAAAATTTGGTTGAAATATTCTTTCTCCCTTTCTTGTTAAAAGTAAATTTCTTAAATTACTTTTTGCCTGCTCGAATGAACTAAACGCTTGAGAAAAATAACCAGTATTACCTCGTTGTACTGGTAAGGTGATACCATATGCCTGATTTGAAAACTCCTCAGTATCGGTTACTACTTTTTTATCAAGAATATAAGCCATTGTTTACTCCCTATCTAGTTTTAAACTTTTTTACAAGTTCAGAATTATCTCTATTTAATATTTTATCAAGACCAGGTAATCCTGTTTGTACTCCAAGACCTGTTTTATTTTGTCTTGTTGTAACCTCACCATATCCCATTTTATGAGCCATCTGAGTTCTCAATCCTCCAACTCCAGCTCCAGCTCCTTGAGAAGTAAACTCAACAGTTTTATCCATACTCTCTTGAATTGGTTGTTGTTGTGGTAGATTATCTAATACTGATTTACCTCCACCTGGTGTTGAACTTCTCTGTGCTTTTGAAAAGGGTTTTGTATTATTTAAAACCTCATTCAATATTGGATTGTTTGAAAGTTTTTTTGTTGGTGCTTGTCTTTGTTCCTCAAGTGCAAGTTCTGCTTGTTCAAATGGGTCTATCACATTCTCTACAACTACTTGCGGAGAGGGAACGCTGACTACACCTCCCTTCATCTCTGCTAATCTTTTATTTACTTCCTCTGCCAATATCTTTGGAAAAGTTTTCGATAAAAAACGTTCTTGTTGTTTGGCAGTTTCTACCTCAACAAGAGTCTTTATTACTTTTATTAATTGTTT